AATCTATTGCACAAAGAGAATCCTTTCTTACTCAATTTGGATGGGCTGTGGCTGATTCTGCAGAGACACTATTGTGGAATACAGAAGTTTCACCTGTGTTATGGAGTGAGCTGACTGGAACAAATAACGAGCTTCATATGCCCGCTTGTTGTTTTGCTGCTCTTCCATTTCGCGGGTGGAGAGGAACCATGAAGTTTCGTTTTCAAGTGGTTGCATCGTCCTTTCATAAAGGTCGTCTCAAGATCACTTACGATCCATCATATCCTCTTACAAACGAGTATAACACAAATTACACATATATTATCGATCTTGCAAAAGAACGAGATTTCACTGTCGCGGTTGGTTGGGGTCATGAGAAGAGTGTAATTAATCACCGCAGTCCAGGGGCAGACGCCGTACCGTATAGGACTACGGCTCTCGGAGCTGATCCAGGTGGCGTTGCGAATGGTATCTTGTCGGTATATGTGGTGAACGATTTAACTGTTCCCAATTCGACCGCCAACAATGACATTGAGGTAAACGTGTTTGTGTCTGCTGGTGATGATTTTGAGGTATTCGATCCCGATTCTCGGGATATCGAAGACTTGGTGTGGTTTCGACCTCAGATGGGGGAAGTATTTTCCCCACAGATGGCCGAAACAGGTCAACCAATGAATCAACCAGATGCAGATTTTACGAAGCGAGAAGATGAACCGATGAAAGATCAACCGTCGCAAGTGATGGCGCCGACGTTGTCCGACCAAGATCACACAATTTGTGTGTATTATGGTGACCCAGTAACGTCATTTCGCCAATGCTTAAAGCGGTATAATTATCATTCGGCAGTTTCATCAGCCGGTGCAATCACAGCCCCTACAATGATGGATTTGCGTAATAGCAATTTTCCGTATTATAGAGGTTATGCACCTGGGGCTGTACACGAAACTATTGTACCTGCCGCAGCAACTCCTTACAATTATTGTAAGATGACGTTGTTGAATTACGTCACTCCAGCTTTTACAGGCAGGAGAGGTGGACTGCGGTGGAAATACTTCCGGACAGGTGGTAACATACAGGAAACATCAATCATGATGGTTGCTCGAGATGCATCGTCCACAGGAGGTTATAATCAGCAGGAAACTGCAATGATCACACAGGGGAGTGGGAATCAATTTGATCGCGTGCGACAAAATGAAATTCTACTACCCCACACTTGGGATGGTGCTGTTGTTACCAGTACTAGACAGAATCCAGTAATTGAAGCTGAGGTTCCATATTATGAGAATGTCCGTTTTTCACCTGCAAAGCAGGCTGATTTGACGAGCTCATCGGAATCGTTCAGACAATATCACCGGATGTCAACAATCTTGGAGGCGGCCGCAAATAAAACTGCGGAAATACATTGTTTCGTCTCTGTCGGTGAAGATTTCAATCTAGGTTTCTTCACTGGAGCGCCTGTGGCATGGCGAGTGCCTCAGGAGTCTGAGCCTGCATCTTCATAGATGTGGGGCTTGCGGGGACAGACACCCCGTAACAGAAAATGTGGAGTTATACGATTCTCCAACAGGAAAAACAAAATCCACGTGTCGG